GGCCCATGAAGTTGCTACAATGGCTCAGAGACACGCTCAGGAGCTTGCTAAGGCACAGCTAGAGGTTAACAAAGTAGAAGCAGCACACAAGTCCTTGTTTGTCTCTGGTTGGAGACCTGCAGTAGGCTGGTGTTGTGTCTTAGGCATGACAGGTAATTTCATGGTCATCCCCTTTACCAACTTTGTACTAGCTCTGTTAGCTATTGAAGTCACTATACCACTCATTGACCTAGAGACTATGATGCCTGTACTGATGGGTATGCTTGGTCTTGGCGCTATGCGCTCTTATGAAAAAACCAAGGGCGTATCGAGGGAAAAGTAAATGGCAAGATACGGTGACATCTTAGAAATAAATGGACAGCTTGTTGAGTTTACCCCTGTTGGCTACGTGCCTATAGCGGGTAGAGAAGGTATGCTTACTAAGCCTGCTCCTACTGTTAAACAGACAGTCCCTGTAGGTACGCCTAGTACACCACCTAAGCAGATGCCGGGAGAGTCTGGGCCTTTTGATCCCAATGCTCCAGTGCCAACACCTGCCCCAGCACCAGCACCAGCACCAGCGCCTGCTCCTGCTCCTACTCAGACAGGACCCATTGGCACACCTAGTACACCTCCTAAGCAGATGCCCGGTGAGTCAGGACCGTTTGATCCCAATGCAGCACCTCCTGCACCAGCGACTGACAGAGCGCCACCCAAGCCGCTTTTGGAAACCAAAGGTGATGAACCTGAGCCAGAACGTGCGCCACCTAAACCGCTACCAGATACTAAAGGTGATGGAGAAGCAGAAGAAGCTGCTCCTACTACTACATTTACGTTCTTTAGAGGCGCTGAACTTGGTGACGCAAGTCCAAACGTTTTGTATGGTAGGGGCGAAGCAACTCAAGTAACTCAAGAAGAGCTAAGAGAGTACTTTGATGGTGAAGGCTCTGGCATACTACGGGGTGTCTTTGGAGACTTCAACAACTACCTAGCCTACATGACTGAACGTGAACAGTTGATTCAAGCTGGCGACTACGACGTAGGTGACTGGGACGAGTACACAGGTTCGTTGACTGAAGACGAACTAATGATACTCGAAGGCGAAGACTTGACTTTATTCGGTGGTGACGAGTTTTCCGACACTGCTGAACTCTACGGCGAACGTATGCAAGAGCAGGCCTCTGCTTACAATCGGTGGGTCAACTCTGAAGAAAATCAAGCGCTTTTAGAAAAGTACGGTATTGGCGCTACCGTTTACAACACTGATGGCGATACGTTCCGTTGGAATGGGTCTGCGTATGTAAAGACTGAAAAAGTAGATCAGGTAAACTTTACAGAGTACGTCAGAGCAGGCATGGAGCTTGTCGCAAGAATAATGGCTGGTGAGGCAGTAGCTGGTGAAGAGGGGCTTGCTCAGTTACTTGCAGACGAAGCAAATAAAGGAAACCTTGGAGAAACCCTGCAAGTTATTAGTCGAGTGTTCGACAGGTTTGAACAGGCGGGTGTAGGCGTAAGCCAAGCTGCTTCAACTCTCAACAATGCAAATGTTATTATGAACATAGCACAAACAGTTGATGAGTTAGGAGAAGAAGGCCAAGAAAGTACTCCAGAACAAATTAACACCATAGCGTCTACAGCAATGGAAGTTGTTAGGGGTCTTGACGGACGCGATGGTCGAGACGGAGTTGATGGCGTAGACGGTAGAGACGGTGTAGACGGTCGTGACGGCAGGGACGGAACAGACGGCGCACCCGGTGCTCCCGGAGAGCAAGGTCCTCAGGGAGATCAAGGACCGCAAGGAGAACAAGGGCCTCAGGGAGAACAAGGGCCTCAGGGAGAACAGGGACCCCAAGGAGAACAAGGACCTGCTGGAGATCCTGAAAGAATTCGTAGTATGCTTGCGGAGTACATTGACCCTGTGTTGCGGTCCCTTGAAGACGCAGATGCAGAAAGAGAAGGCATACAGACCGCACTAGGTACAATAACAGAGCAGCAACAAGAAGCGTTACAAGAGTTTGTACGCCAAGGCGGTATGCTGACTGAACTGGACGAAAACCAACAGACAATCATTGAAAACCTTGGTGGCGTTAGTAATGTTGTTAACACACTTAGCGAAAACGTAAGTGGACTACGAGAAGGTCTACAACAAGCTGCTGAAGAACGTGAAGCTGGTTTTGCACAAGCTGCACAAGACCGCATACGTATTGAGCAAAGCACTAACGACAAACTTGAACAATTACGTGAAGGCATAGCAGTAGAATTTACTGATGCCGAAGCGAGAAGATTAGAACAACTAACAGGTCTTGAGTCTAGGCTTCTACAAAACTCAGCAGAAAATGCTGAAGAGTTTGCACGTCTTCTTGAAAGCGAAGGTCAGCGGTTTGACGACATTACCGCAGGTTTGAGTAGTGAAATCCTGTCGCTACAACAGCAGGCTGGAGAGTTTGAGCAGCAAACAGAAGAGCGTTTTCAAGAGGCCACTGAAGAACGAATCCAAATGTACCAAGGACTACTTGGTGTTATTGAAGATTTACGTGAGGGACAAGCAGCGGATCTTTCTGAAGCGCAGTTACAGACACTATCTCAAATTACAGGCGTAGAAGAACGACTATTAGAAGAGGCTTCACAAAACGCAGAAGAGTTTAATGCCCTTCTAGCAGACCAAGGCATACAGTTTGAGGAAGTGACCGATGCCCTAAGGTCTGACATTGTAGCTTCTGAAGAGCGCATGACTCAGCGTTTGGGTGAATATCAGCAACAAACAGGACAGCGTTTTGAAGAAGCCTCTGAAGAACGAGCCCAGATGTACCAAGGACTACTTGGTAGACTTGACGAGTTTCAACGCGGGGCAGAAATAGACTTGTCCGAAACCGAATTACGAGTCTTATCAGAAGTTACTGGTGTAGAAGAACGACTGCTACAACAAGCTTCAGAAAATGCTGAAGAGTTTAATGCGCTTTTAGCAGACCAAGGTGTTCGGTTTGAAGAAGTTACTGATGCCATAAGATCTGATATTTTTGCCTCAGAAGAGAGACTGACTGGTCAAATTGGCGGGTTGACTGAAGACGTAGCCCGTGTTGCTGAAGACTTGATACGTGCCGATGGCCGTATTGAGCAGATGTCTGCGGAAAGCCAACAGCGTTACGAAGAGCTAGGCTTAGACATTGAAGACTTAAGTACCTTAGTAGGCGTAAACATTGAGGCACTTAGAGACGACATTATAACACAAGACTCTGCCTTGCGTGAGTTGTTTGAAAACCAAGGCCAACAGCTAGAGCAAAGCATTAGTAACTTAAGCGACAAACTAGACGAAGCTGAACAAGGTTTTGCTGTAGACCTGTCAGAAACAGAAGCTAACATTCTGTCTGAAATTACTGGACTTGAGTCAGACTTCTTGCAAACACTAGGCGACCTTGAGGGTGGCTTGCGTGATGAGTTTGGTGGACAGTTTGAAAACGTACAGGGCCAAGTAGAAGGCATAGGTCAACAAGTTGCTGGTGTTGAGTCCCGTATAGGAGAAGTAGAAGAGGGCATTGGCGGTCTAGAGTCACAATTCCAAGAAGGTCTAGAAGGACTTTTGCGGTTTGGCGTAGGCTCTATGTTTGGCCTTGGTCAACAACAACAGCAGATTGCACAGGAACAGATGCAGCAAGCAGCTATGCTGGCAGCTAGACCAGAGATTGACCCTTTCCAAAAACAGGAGTTTGCAGGTTTAGGTTATGAAGCGTATCAAGATCCCGGTATGTTAACACAACAACAACCAACGGCTCAAGAAAACCTTGCCCAATTGATAGGAAGATTAGCATGACATACTTGAACCTAATGAACAATGTACTACGTCGGTTGCGCGAAGAAGAAACCACGTCAGTCACTAGCACTACTTATGTCAAGATGGTAGGCGACTTCATTAATGACGCTAAGAAGGCAGTAGAAGAAGCAACAGACTGGTCTGCCTTGCGTGAAACCATTGTTGTAACTACTACTGCTTCCGACAACAGTTACTCATTGACTGGCGGTGGTGACAACGTAAAAGTCATGTGTGTCTTGAACGACACTAGCAACTTGTTCATGGACTATCAGACAAAAAACTGGTTCAACGAACAGCTGTACATTAGCAGTGCAGCAGAAGGCGCACCACGGTACTACACGTACAACGGATTGGACTCTAGTGGCGACACAGAAGTACTTGTAGGCCCAACACCAGACGGTGTCTACAGCCTTCGGTTTGACGTGGTTAAGCGACAAGCAGACTTGAGTGCTAACGATGATTCACTT